TTTCCCCATTTCGAGGCACCCCATGCTCATCATCATCGCCCTCATCCTCGCCGCTTCCGTCATCGCCATGCAGGCGGCGGGACTGTGGGTGGAGCCCCGGTAAATCAAGAGGTGGGTTTGTTTTACGTTTACGCCTTGATCGATCCGCGAGACTCGAAGCCGTTTTACATCGGGAAGGGGAAGGGCGGAAGGATATCCGCCCATGAGAAGGAGGCGCGGAGGGGTGTTTACTCCCGTAAGTGCGCAAGGATTCGTGAAATCTGGGATGCCGGTTTTGAGGTCCGCAGGGAGTTCTTGGAACAATTCCGGGACGAGGCCGAAGCCTACGCGTTTGAGGTCAAAGAGATTGATCGCATAGGGCTGGACAACCTGACGAACGTATTGCCCGGCGGGGGTGGGGTTTATCCGAAGCGTAAGAGGAAGAATAGCTTCACGCTTACGCATCTTGCGTCATCAGGGCCCCGCCTCGTCAAATTCTTCCGCGTGGTCCACCGTGGAGAGCGGTTCTTTGTGCTCGGGTCGGATATGACCGATGCAATCTGGGAGTTCGTCCGAAGCCTTCGGGACGATGTTGGCCGTGACGCGTTCAGGGATGAGATGGCTAAGCACGGCGTGCGGATCGTGTGAGGAGAGCCCATGGCAGCCAGAGGCAGAAAGCCTGGATTTCGCATGTCGGATGAGCACCGGGTTAAAATCCAAAACAGCAACATTCTCAACGCCCTTATAGAACATGTTGAAGGGAAACGGGAAATGTCCGCAACGCAGGTTTCCGCGGGCCTTGGCTTGTTGCGCAAGGTGATGCCGGATCTGGCGTCCTCGACCGTTGACCACTCATCCAGCGACGGCAGCATGACGCCGATCACCGGCTTTGACATTCGGGTCGCAAGTGCGCCTTCAAGCGACACTGACGCAGCCGCAGGCTGATTTTTTCGTCAGCGAGGCCAAGTATCCCGCTTTCGTCGGAGGTTTCGGGAGCGGCAAGAGCGAGACGCTGGCGCAGCGGGCAATTGCTGATGCTGCGCATTCCGGGTCGGCGCTGATCGGCATCTACGCGCCTACCTATGACTTGCTCAAGCTGGTCAACGTGACGCGGATCGAGCTAAAGCTGCACGAGCATGGCATTCGCCACAAATGGCACTCGCAAGACAAGGCGGTCTATACCAGCCATCCCGGCTTTGGCGACTTCATCTTTCGCACGATGGACACGCCCGAGCGGATCGTGGGCTATGAGACGTTCCGGGCGCATGCCGACGAGCTTGACACGCTCAAGACCGAGCATGCGCGCACGGCATGGAACCAGATCATCGCCCGGAATCGGCAGGTTCTGAAAGACCGGCCGGATGCGTTGAACAGGGCCAGCGCCTACACGACGCCCGAGGGCTTCCGCTTCACGCATGACCGCTGGGTCGTCAACGCAACGCCAGATTACCGGATCTATCGGGCGCCGACCTATTCGAACCCGTTCTTGCCGGCAGACTACATCGACGGCTTGCGGTCCAGCTACCCGGCGCAATTGATCGACGCCTATATCGAGGGGCAATTCGTCAACCTGACCAGCGGCACGGTCTACAGCAGCTATGATCGGGTGCGATGCGAAACTGGAGAGACGATCCGCGAGGGCGAACAGCTTTACATCGGCCAGGATTTCAACGTGGGCCAGATGTTCAGCGCCATTGCCGTTCGGCGCGTCGATGGCTTCCATGTGGCGCAGGAACTTGCCGGAGTGCTGGACACGCCTGAACTGATCCGGGTGCTACGTGAAAGGTTTGCGGGCCATCCGATCCGCATCTATCCAGATGCCTCGGGCAAGAGCCGCAAGACCGTTGATGCATCGCGATCCGATCTTATCCTGCTGAAAGAGGCGGGTTTCAAGGTCGTGGTGAACCCAAGCAACCCGGCGGTGCGCGACCGCATCGTCAGCGTGAACCACGCGTTTGAAAGCGCGAGGCTACACGTCAACAGTCGCACCTGCCCGACACTGGCCGCAGCGCTGGAACAGCAGGCTTACAACCCGAAAACCGGCGAGCCGGACAAAGAGAGCGGCTTTGACCATCCGTGCGATGCGATTGGCTACCTCGCCGTCAAAGAGATGCCGGTGCGTCGGCCAAAGCGGGAAGCGTCAACGGTGCAGCCGCCAGCCGAGCCGCCAGACTATCGCCGGCGCGAGGTCGAGCATGACGAAGATGCGTGGAAAACCTTGTAGACTCAAGGAGTTTGCGGCAAAATATGCAGGCTGCGAGGTGCTGGAAACACCGCCGCAGCCCTGACCTTAACGGATCGCTAGGAGATCGCGTCATGGCTACCAAGCCCTTACCCTCCCCGGAGGTTCTTCGTCAACTTCTGTCTTACGACCCCGAGACGGGCAAGCTGTTCTGGAAAGAGCGTCCAGCACACTTCTTCAAATCGGATAGTTACGCGGAGCGATGGAACAATCGTTTTGCGGGGAGAGAGGCTCTCACCGCTAGGCATCGTGAAGGCTATTGCCATGGCTCACTACTCGGCAGCCATGTCTTGGCGCATCGAGCTGCGATGGCGCTGCACAACGGCGAGTGGCCGGAGTGGGAAGTGGACCATATCAACGGTGATCGAACCGACAACCGGATTGATAACCTTAGGGCAGTGACAAGGTCCGAGAACGCTAGAAATGTGTCGGTGTCCCAGAGGAATACCAGCGGTCAGATCGGTGTGTCTGAGACGGCCAGAGGGATGTGGGTCGCTTACATAAGAGAAGGTGGCGGTCATGTTCACCTTGGCGTCTTCCGCGAGTTCGAAGATGCCGTCTCGGCAAGGCGCGCTGCGCAGGTGCGATTTGGGTATCACAGAAACCACGGTCGTCGATTGTAGAAGGTGCTTTGATGCTTGAACTTGCCGCCCTGAAAACCATGGTGCAGCGCGCGTCAGACCTGACCGAGCCTGACCGCAATCTGTCCGAGCGCGACCGGGATTATTACAGCGGCCACCAGCTTACGGCGGCCCAGAAGGCCGAATACGCCAAGCGCCGGACACCGCTGATCGTCAACAACCGCATCCAGCGCAAAATCGATGCCATGGTCGGCATCGAGCAGAACGGCCGCACCGATCCGCGGGCTTTCCCGCGCGCGCCCGGTGATGAACAGGCCGCCGATATTGCCACCAAGGCACTGGTGTTCGTGGACGATATCACCCGCTTCGACTCCAAACGCTCCGAGGCGTTCGAGAACCTGCTGGTCGAGGGATACGGCGGCGTTGAGGTCGTCGTGGAAGATCGGCGCGGGCTGCTTGAGGTGGCGGTCAATCGGCTGCGCTGGGAGGATATCTTTTTCGACCCCTACAGTCGGGAAAAGGACTTCTCGGACGCGACATTCCTCGGCGTGATGCGCTGGATGACGCTGGACCAGGCGCTTGAGCTTTACGAGGGTGATTACCAGCCGCAGGAAGGCAACGAGGCTGAGAGCCTTGAGGATCTGCTGCAAGCCACGATGGAGGGCGTCGGCAACAGCTACGATGACCGGCCCGAGGATCAAGCGTTCACATGGGCCGACCCCAAGCAGAAGCGCGTTCGCGTGGCCCAGATGTATTACAGGCAGCGCGGCGTCTGGTATCTCTGCGTATTCACCGGCGGCGGCGCGATCATCCACCAGGAAAGCCCGTATCTGGACGAGGACGGAAAGACCTCGTGTCCGATCATCCTGATGACCGGCTACGTGGACCGGAAAAACTGCCGCTTCGGCGTGGTGCGCTCGCTCATCTCCATGCAGGATGAAATCAACTCTCGGCGCTCGCGCATCCTGCAAGACCTTTTCAATCGGCAGGTGGTGATCGCCAAGGGCGCGGTTGACGCTCGCACGGTGCAGCGCGAGCTGGCGAAGCCCGATGGCGTGGTTGAGGTCGATCCCGATGTGATGGAGGGCGCGCGCGAAGGCGGGATGAAGCCGTTCGAGGTGGTGAACCGCGATGGCGATATTGCCGCGCAGTTCTCGCTGCTGACCGAGAGCAAGGAAGAAATCGACAAGCTGGGGCCGAACGCTTCGCTCTTGGGGCAGTTGACCGGCCAGCAGTCGGGCAGGGCGATCATGGCTCAACAGAATGCCGGCATGGCCGAGCTTGCGCCGATCTACGACAGCCTGCGTGACTGGACGATCCGTTGCTATCGCGCGATGTGGGCACGGATGAAGCAGTTCTGGACCGAGGAGCGCTGGATTCGCGTTACCGAGGAAACGGAGGCGCCGCAGTTCATCGGCATCAACCAGTTTCAGGGCTGGGGCGTAGATCCGGCTACTGGCCAGCTCGTTCCGCAAGTCGCGAACAGCATCGCGGAAATGGACGTAGATATAATCATCGACACCGCCCCCGACATGGTGACGCTGCAACAGGAGCAATTCGACCAACTCGCCAAGATGGCGGGTTCCGGCGTGCCAATCCCGCCCGATGTGCTGCTTGAGGCGTCCAGCCTGCGCGACAAGGCCAAGCTGATCGAGAAGATGAAAGAGGCCAACGCGCAAGCTGCGCAGGCCCAGCAGGCCGCGCAGCAGGCGGAGCAAGCGCGTCAGGACATGGACACGCAATCGCAGGCGCAGTTGCGCGGCGCTCAGGCCGTCAAGAGCGTGACCGACGCGCAAAAGACCGCATTCGAGATCCAGCAGGCCCAGACCAGCACGGCGATAGCCGCTGCGCTCGGCCTGCCGATGCCCGCCGCCGGGGCTTAACCGGGCGAACACCCGCCGCCGGGGATTCGGGCGGTTTCGTGACCATCAGCGACAATGAGGAACGCAACATGTCGGATGACGTGCTGAATATCTTTGGCGAAACGGACAATGAGCAACCGGAAGTTGCGGAAACCCCGGAGCAGGAAGCCCCTGTGCCGGAGAATGCGCAACCGGAAGGTGAAGCGGCTGAAAATCCGGCCGAGTCCACGGGCGAAAACGAGGCTGAGCCGCCGGCAGCCAAGACCGAGGAAGAACAGCGCCACGTCCCCTATGAGGCGTTGCGGGACGAGCGGACCAAGCGCCAGGCGCTTGAGCGTCGGCTCGCGGAGATCGAGGCCGCACAGCAGCGGGCGCGGATCGAGGCCATCGATGACCCCGACGAGCGGACGCAGGCCGTGCAGCAGCAGCTCATGCAGGCTGCGGTTGCCCACAAGGTGAACCTGTCCCGGCAGTATGCCGAGCGGCAGTATGGGCCGGAGTTCGTGCAGCAAGTCACCGACTTCTTCAACGACCCCCGGCACGCGCCGATGAGCCACCAGTTCCTGCGCACGGAAGACCCATTCGGGGCGGCGGTCGAGTATTTCAACGCAGCGCAGGCGCTGCGTGAGATCGGCCCGGACCCGAAAGCCTATGAGCAGAAGCTTCGCGAGCGGATCAAGGCCGAAATGCTGGCCGAACTGTCCCCCACGAAACCGAAAGCGCCCCCTCGCTCCATGGCCTCTGCGCCAGCGGCGGGCGGGGATTCCAACCCCATCGGCTCAGGCTTCGACGCCCTGTTCGGGGAAAGCTGAGCCTCATCTGAAAGGCAAGAGAGATGGCTGATACCGTCCTCAGCACTGCGCTTTACGTGCAGAAGTGGCTGCGCCAGTATTACCAGGAATACGTGCGCACATCCGGCTTCCTGCCCTATATGGGCACGGGCACCAACTCGATCATCCAGGTCAAGCGCGAGCTTGCCGATGTTGGCAAGACGATCAACATCCCGCTGATCACCCGCCTGAAAGGCTCGGGCGTCACCGGCAAAAACGTCCTGACCGGCAACGAAGAAGCGCTCGGCAACTTCAACCACCAAATCACCGTCGATTTTCTCCGTCATGCGGTCGTGATCGACGAGGTGGACGAGAAGTGGACCGAAATCGACCTGATGAAGGCCGCCAAGGACGCCTTGACCGCCTGGGCCGCCGACAAGCTGCGCGCCGACACCATCACCGCATTGGGGTCGATCAACGGCGTGGCCTATGGCACCGCCTCGGCCGCCCAGAAAAACACCTGGACCGCGGCGAACGAGGACCGGGTGCTGTTTGGTGATGCCGTCGGCAACTACTCGGCCACCCATGCGACCGCGCTGAACAACGTCACCGCCAGCATGAAGCTTTCGGCGTCGGTCCTGTCGCTGATGAAGCGGATCGCCAAGACGGCGGACCCGCATATCAGGCCGACGCGGGTCAATAACTCGGCCGGCCGCGAATACTTCATGGTGTTCACCGGCTCCATGGCATTCCGCGATCTGAAAAACGATTCGGTCATGCAGCAGGCCAACCGCGAAGCGCGTCCGCGCGACGTGGAAAGCAACCCGATCTTCCAGGACGGCGATCTGATCTATGACGGCGTGATCGTCCGCGAAATCCCGGAGATCGAGGGCTTCAACAACACCGCAGGCGCGCCCGGCCCGGTGCGGATCGAGCCTGTCTATCTGTGCGGCGCGCAGGCCCTCGGGCTGGCGTGGGGCATGGAGCCGAAAACCATTCGCGACGACTGGGATTACGGCAAGCGCAAGGGTGTCGGCACCAAGGAGGTGCGCGGCATCGACAAGCTGCGCTTCGAGACCGGCACAGGCGGTGCCTTCAAGGACCACGGGCTAGTCACGGGCTACGTGGCTGCGGCGCTGGACGCCTGACGCTTTGGTGTGAGGCCCCGCGGGGCCTCCATCCCAAGCGCCATGAGGTGAATAATGGAACGCACGAGGGACGAGGTTGCCTTGCGCGCGCTGCGGCTGCTTGGCGTCGTGGCAAGCGATGAGCCGGCGACCGCAGATCAGGCGCAGGGCGCGCTCATGGTGCTGGACAGCATCTGGGCTGAAGTTCGGGACGAAGCGCAGGCGACGTGGGACATTTCTACCGGCGTTCCGCAGGAGGCTTTCGTTCCGCTGGCGAATCTTCTGGCTGCTGAACTGGCCGGTGAATATGCCACCCCTGCACCGATGACGCGA